TAGAATCATTTTAACTGTTTCAATGTTTTGCTTTTGATTCCTTGGTACATATAGTACCGGGGGATCATCGCTCTCCATCAACAGTTTCTTAAACATCTTCCACTTGAGTGGGAAGCGTTCATTTGCGTAGCCTTTGCACTCTATGACCCATCTTCCTTGAGGGTCAACGAAGTCAGGGGTATACGTAATATCACGGACTTTGTATTTCTTCTTGTCCATGAACCCGGTCTTACCATTGTCTTCGTAAGAACTTGAGGAGTAGTGAAACCCCTCCATGAGTACATACTTTTTCTTTTCATAGTTAGCTTCAATACCTGCATCTCTCAGCTGCCTATAGCAGTGAGCTTCTAACAGAGATCTAAACTTAATACCGTCTACTTCTTTGCTCTTCGCGTTACGGACTTTCTTTCTTGTGGTGCGAGCACCTGTTCTCTTCCCTCTCGATGACATTCTTTGCTGTTTCTATACCATGATCTCTAACAAGGTCTGATATATCTTTTGCACAAAGATGCGAAGGAATTGTTAAGTTGTCAAGTCCATACTTATTGCATATCTTCTTGGCCATAGTCTGGCCAGGATTAGAAGACTTAGTGTAGTCGTTGTCGTATAGGACAATTACTTCTTTGAAGCGGGCTTTCGCCTCTTCGATGGTGTCTTCTTCCGGCATGAGCATTTCGGATTGTAGAGCGAAGGAGGGGTAACCAATGCTTGCCAGGCACATGACATCCTTGAGCGAACTTGTAAGAAATACAACTTCACCATGCTTAGGAAGTTGCCTATAGCCTTGAAGACACTGCGCACCCACGTTAGAGCTCCATTTAAAATCGCTTTCAAGCGGACGGTAAATCTTATAACCGCAGTCAAAACGGTAACGATAACTGATACTATTACACGAAAAACGTTGTTCATTGATCCAGTAGTGTGTTATGGGTAAAACATCAAAGATACACAATAAATGTTTACTAATGTTGAATTGTTTCCAGAAGTATGCATCTTGTGCACTCCAACGTCTTACCCTAACCTTTATCTGCGACCTCGTTTTTTCTCGTATTGTTGGTTCCATCTTCCGGACAGTCCGTTGAGAACGAACACCAGTAGACAGACCAAGATGAAAGTTGAGATCAATGTATGTGAGTACCCCATAAAAATCTAAGTTGTATTTGTAACCTATGTATGAAAAGCAGTCAAAGCTATGGTCAGGCTCACCGAAGTCTTTGTACCTCAGTCTACCATTTAGCATAGCTATTGATACTGTAGGACTATTGTCCTTGCGAAGATCACTCTTGAACTTCTTACCAACCTCCTGAAAGGGAGGACAGAACTCTTTAAATATCTGATACTCAGATACCTTAGATAGCACACAGTCCTTTGTAAGTACATCTTCGCTTCTTCGTATTTGTATCATGAGTAAAAGTGGGGGTGAGCTACGTGACCTGTTTATTTCTAATGTTCACCCACCCCCTCTTCATTACATCCAGTCGTCAGTAGTTACTGGGGCTGGAGTTTCTTCCGTCGGTGTTACAACTGTAGGCTCGTACCTACCGAAGATAAGATCTTCGTTGTAGTCAGCATTGAACGTACCATACTCATCATTGAGTGCACGAACAAATACATCATCACGCTTAGGCTTGAGTCTGCCGAAGCAACGGTTGTAAACCTGCTGATACTTACCATCCTTAACACCAAGCATCACACGAAGCTTGTTGTCCTTGAGTGCAGTGACCAAAGACTTGAGCTCTGATACATCACCCTTAACGATGCTGTCAATAGTGTCAAACGAACACTCACCATCGTTAGGTATGTTAGCCCAACACTTCACAAAGTTGATCAGTGTCTCTTCGCCTGGGTAAGTACGACGTACACCCTCAGTCTTGAACCAGTCTGGTGCAGAGTCAGGGTTAGCAGCCCAAGTTATCTGACCATAGTTGTTAGTCATCTGGAACTTACCAGTCTTAGACTGTGGTCTGTGTTCAGCACCGAACAGCATCTCCAACTTAGTATTAAAGTTGTGCTCTTCGTTTCTCAACCAGAAACAAACCTTGTTCTTTATATTCTCACCAAGCTGTATGCCTGTGTAGTTAGGCTCAGTCTTCATGTTAATACCAAGAGAGTGTAGCTCACCAAGGTTAGGGTTAACTGCGATTACAGATACAGGAGCAATGCCTGTGAATAGAGGTATGCCACCACCGGCAACTTGTACCTCTGAAGAATTAGATTGTATAGCCATCAGTATTCATTCTCGGATGTGTTGTCCTGAGTCTCTGTGTAGAGAGCCTCGATCAACTGGTTATTAGATTCACTCTTCAACTCATCAAGCTTAGCTGCTTCTGGTACAGGTATACTAGTCTGATTAGGATTAGACATATCTGTGTCATCAATCAGCTGAATACGAGTGACCTTTGCTCTCTTTACCCTGATACCTTGCAGCTTAGGGTGAGAGAAGATAGTCTTAGCCTCTGCTTGAGTGAGCCCATACTTCTTACGGATATCTTTACGGTCAATCCCATTGTTGAGATCTTCCAATAGTTGTGACACCGTCAAAGTTCTGGGTGTCTCTGTCTGTTCCACCTCTTGGGTAGATTCGATTCTTGCGTCAAAAGACATTTTTACTTATTTAATCAATGAAAATATTTGTCCACTCCAGTTTAGCATCTAGTCCTCTAAGATGCTCACAGCGTGAACCTGCTGTGTCGTCGTTTGTAGAGTCAAACGAAATCTTTGTGTCTCCCTCGCCACGATACACATAGCCAATAGCGTCAGAGTTTGCACATGCAATCTCACGCAACTTGCCGGACAGTGACAAGTCATTGGCCTTGACCTCCTTACCATTCTTAGTCAGGTACTTGTCTTTCAAGTGACCAACAAAGATGACATGTGGAGCCAGCTGTGACAGGCGATTGAACCACTTCATGAAAGCCCTACGTAGATACAGATAGCCTGCACCGTTAGGCAGTGATAGTACAGATAGTCCTTTGTTATCCTTATCAAAGTTCTTACCCATAGGGGTAGCTCTGTACAATTGCTTAGCTTCATCCTCACACCATACTTCTAGCTGTGTGATTGTGTCGATAGCAATATACTTGTAGGGTTTTCCCTCGCTTACAATAGCTTTACCCACTTGTGCCAACTCAGCGAGATTGTTGACTTTAATCTTGAGTGCGTCCACCATATCTGACCCGTCCTCCAGGTCAATGATGAGACAGTTCTCAAGCTGGGACAAAGCTGTGGTCTTACCAATCTTTGGTGGACCATAGATAATCATATTCTTAGGTGACTTGCGGGCAGCCTTGATCACCTGTTTAGGTAGTGTAAGTTCGCTCATTAATTGTAAAGGTTGATAAATCAGTTTCAAATGGTATCATACCCAGCAGTCCATCACGGTTCTTCTCTATGTGTATAGCTAGCAGACCTATTGGGTCTTCACCACAATACTTATCTGTAATACCATACAAATCATAGGGACGCTGTAGCATCATTACTACATGTGCGTCCTGGCCGATAGAGTCACCACCGAAGAGGTCTGTCAAGAGGGGCTGATACTGTTGCTTAGCCCTAAACTCCTGCTCGATGTTACGGTTTAGCTGTGATAGGAGTATAGTAATACACCCCATCCTAGCCTGTATCATCATGCAGGTTTTAGATAGCACGTTTAGTCTTTGCAGCTCTGTGTCTGCATTCCCACGTACAAGACGTGAGTGATCAATAAGATTAATAACTGTAGACTGTGGATACATACTGAAGACAGTATAGTTCACCTTCTCAACAGCTTCCATATTCTGTGGCACTGAGCAAAAGAATATTGGGTACTGCTTGTACTTCTGTACCTCGCTACAGTATTTATTAAACTTATCTTGTGATAGCTTCTGCTCTACTGATAAGAGCTCGAAGGTCTGTAGCTTTGTATCCTTTGAGCCTGCACGTAGTATCTGTTGATACCCAGGCATCTCAAAGCTCCAATACAATACTACCAGTTGCTTACCAGGGTTGACATCCAGCAGATCAAAGATCAACTGGTTAGAGAATGCTGACTTACCCACACCCGGGCGACCGGCCACTACATACATCTTACCTCGTTGTAGTCCACCCATCAAGTTCTTGTTGAGTCTTGGCCACTGCGTAGGGAATACCCTACGGTTACCATTCATACCCGTACGAACTTCAGAGATAGATTTATCAACTGATTTAGATATATGCTTGAGTGCTTTTATGTCAGACAGATCAAAGCTGTCGTGTGATCCTGGATTTTCCTGTGTTTGGTTCATTCGATATATCTTCGTATTGCTCCCATGTATGTCCGTTAACCCAAGTCTGTAGCATTCTCATGTACCCCAAAGTATTGTTCTCTTTTCTAAGAGACAGCTCTACCTGTAGTAGCTTGATTATCTTGTTGTGAAGCATCTTGTTACTCCCAACAACAGAACGATACTTGCGCATAGCCTTATCATTAGCTTTAGCATTAGCGTCCCTAGCTCTAAGAAC